TAAACATTCCAGTTTCTTCCACGGTCATGCCTAGACTAGCAAACTGTGGTCTTAGTTTTTGTACTGCACCACTGATCTGTGCAAACTGCATAGCACCTTTGCTTACAGATCCTGAAATAGTAGCTAAACCTCGTGCGTTTTCGGTTATGGCTTTTTTGAAAACTTCTAAAGGAAGATTAGCTTCTATGGCTCTTTTCTTAATGGCCAATAATCCAGTTCCTAGATCAGCACCAACAGTGCTGATCTCTCTGAAGTCATTGATCGCTGTTTCGACAGTGGTTCCTAGAGCTTTTATAGTCTGCCCCATGGGCAGGAAAGTTGCTAGAGCATCTGTGAACGCTGTCACTGTTGGGGTAGCACCGCTGAATGCTAGGTTGATGCTTGCAGAACCGACTTTGTCTATGGCACCAAAAATACTTTTGATAGCACCAGCGATGCCGCTAGCAAAATCAGAAACTGCTGTGGCTGCGGATTTGGTCGCTGAAGAAAGTTTATCTGTGGCAGTGGTGCCCCTTTTCTTAGATTCGTTGTAGAGATTCTGCAGCCTAGCAGCGGCCGCGGGATCTGCTCCGGAACGTTGTCCCGCTGGTCCACCGCCGCGAGACATCCTTTCTAGAGATTCTACCAGCCTGAGCAGAGTGGCTTCAGATGCGGCGTTTTCTAGCACGCTGCCGTCTAGCTCTCCACCCCGTATCTCTACTCTTTCAGCCATTTATTTTTTCACCATAAACTGCCCAGATAAATATCATTGACGATCCAAGACATATTATTTATCGGGAGAAAAAACCAGTGGAAAATCAACGCAACCCTTTGCAGCGATACTATAGACAGCCTAAGATCTATCTGAGATTACCTAGCTCGGGAAATTTTTATCCCAAAGGATCTATAGAGTACACCGAAACCGGTGAGTATCCAGTGTTTGCTATGACCGCCAAAGACGAGATGATCATACGCACCCCTGATGCTTTGATCAACGGTCAGAGCACGGTAGATGTCATCCAAAGCTGTATTCCCAACATAAAGAACGCCTGGCAGATCCCTTCTATCGACATCGATGCTATATTAATAGCCATACGTATCGCTACCTACGGTGAAAGTTTAGACATAACTGCAGTGATTCCAGGACTAGACGAATCGAGATCATATGTGACTGACCTACGGGTGATGCTGGACAGGCTGCTGGCAGCAGTCTACGATCCGGTTATCGAAATAGACGATAATCTCAAGATCTATACTAGACCGTTGAACTACAGAGAGTTCACGCAGAACGCGATCAAGAGCCTAGAAGAGCAACGGATACTGAATATCGTCAGCGATGATTCCATAGACGATGCTAAAAAACTATCCATGTTTACCAACAGTTTTAAAAAACTCACAGACCTAACTATAAACATGGTAGGACAAAGCGTGGAAAAAATACAGGTCGACGGAGAAGAAGTCACAGATCAGGCTATGATCAACGAATTCATACAGAACGCTGACAAAGAATTCTACAAACGCATAATAGATCATCTAGAGGAGCAGAAGAAAAAATTCAGCATACCTCCTATGAAGATCATAACCACCGAAGAAGAACGGTCCAAAGGTGCTCCAGATGAGCTGAATGTTCCTATAACCATGGACCAATCGAATTTTTTCGTATAAGGCTCTTCGGCCTCGAACTCGACGAGATATTGAAGATCGTCGGAGAGCTAGACGGTGACTGCAAAAATCTCAAATCAGAGCTGTTCCGCATCTGTTGGTACATGCGAGGCGGGGTAACTCTAGATGAAGCAGCTTCTCTGAGTTTCGAAGATCGCCAGATGATCAGCGATCTAATCAAGGACAATCTAGAAACTACTAAACAGACTCAGATGCCGTTCTTTTAGGCTCTGGCACGCATCTGTACTACGTTATCTGCGGGCTTGCCTAATGTGGGTTCGATGCGTGTATCTCTAGGAGACTGTTTGACTGATTTCTGCAGATAGGTTATCAGCTGTGTTTTTTCGTCGTTGGATAATCTAGCAACATCTTTCTGTATCTGAGCTAAGAGATTATTTCCGCCGGATCTAGGTGCTGGTGCGCTTGGTGCAGAAGGACCGCCTCCAGGATTGCCACCGCCAGCACCCGTCCCAGACTGAGCTCTAGCCTGCCTAAAACTGTCTTTGGCTATCTGTAAGAATACATCATTGAGTTCTGCCTTGGTTAGAATTTCGGTGTCGGGATTAGCGACATACTTGTCGTCGACGTTGATCGAAGCTAGGAAATCTTTGAGATCGCCTGCGGTAGAATCGTTGATAGATGAGTTCTGCCTACCTAGATATCTGTTGTATTTGGTATACATCTGGTTGGCTTTGTCACCGACATCGGCTTTACCTGCGATGTTGCTGGCAGTGTCTGTGGCACCTATAGTTCCTAGAGCAGCAGCACCTAATCTCCTAAGGCCTTGTTTGAATCCCGAAACGGGAGCTTCGTTTAATCCTGCGATATCGTTGTCTAAGTCAGAAATCTTCATTTGTGTTTCCAATGATGTTGATATGGTATTTAGTTATTCAAAGATGAACTTCGTTCATCTGTTCTTCGCTTGCGCTCGAACTTATTGTCTTCGAATGATCTAGTGCGAAGCACTTTAAGATTATCCAGATATTTCGGTCACAATTCGCCCGTTTCCGGGCGAATAAAGGGCATTATCCGAGTACAACTGCCACTCTTGATAAAGGAGATTTGTATTCCTACAGCGGAGGCGGCAACCCTGAAACCCCCTACTCCAGATTCGCGAATAGTCGCGGAAGGCAGACGATCCCTATCAAGCGAAATCCCTTGCCCTTGGGTTGTATCTTTTTCACAGAGCCCAATCTTTTGAAGCCTTACGTTAACTTCTTCCGTGCAACACACCAGGATCTGACGGCGACGAGCATGACCTCGGCTATCTCAAGGTGGATCGAGCGACCTCGATCAAACGGCGTTGCTATTTTGCTGTTCTAAAAGTGCCTTGCGCAGCTTTTCCGATCCGCCTATCCTGACGTTGATGATACCGTTGTAGTATTCATCTGTCTCTAGGACCCTGCGATCGAATTGCTCTCTAGCCTCGATATAGCTCATTTCAGCCTTGGAAGTGCAGTAATAGAGGATTTCTCTAGTGAAGTTGTCTGGGCCTAGTTGGTCAACATCTGCCTGTAAACGCTCAGAGCTACCCCAGTATTCTCGCCAATCGCTTTCTACTGTAGATCTTCTCTTGAGTTTTTTGCCTTTTAAAGGAGGTTTAGTCCTTTTAAATTGAGCTAATTTTTTGCCTATGTATTTTTTACCGTTGATTTTGTTGGTGATGATATAAACAAATCCGATATAGCCCTCTGGTATTTCCTCCACAGGTTGATGTTTGTATAGCCATGACATCAACTATGTAGTTTTTTTGATTTCCTTTTTAGTGCCTTTTGGTTTTTGTAGATAGCATCCAATCTCGTTCTTTCTTTGAGTATCTCTTCTCGCCTAATCTTACATAATTTTGCTATCTGTGTCAGAGCATTCCTAGCCCGTATCGAGCTATGGTGATAGCCAAAATCTTTAAATCTCGTGTTCCAGAACGCATATTTGATCATCTGTTTTATCAGCTGATCATGTATGTCGTCGTCTTTTTCCTTGGGTACCCCATCGGAAGTGTTAGTTGTTGTCTTTTCCTTAGTCATAGATATCTATGTCGTTGGCATAGCTAGTAAATCCGTTTTCTTTGATGACTTTGAGAACGTTGTTAACCCTGCCTATGAGCTCGTCTTTGTGGCTGATCAAATAGATGTTTTTGTTGCGCTCCCGTCCCATCTTCTTCAATATACCGAGGCTGTTTTCGACACCGTTGGCATCCATTCCCGAGTCGATGAGCTCGTCGATGAACAGCAAGTTGATATTTTGATAGAGGCTTTCCCAGACATCTCTGAAGGCCCAAGATAACCCCAGTATCAATCTGTTGCGCTCGCCTCGACTGAGATTGTCAAAATCGAGATCTTGACCTAGCTGTGTGATTTCCACAGCTAGGTCGTTCTGGAAGACTACTGTGTGAGGTAATCCCATCTTGTCTAGATAGTAGGTCAGCCTGTTGTTGAGATAGGCTAGATTCTGATCGATGATCTTTTTCCGTATAAACGAATCTTTGTTGGTCAGTAACTTCAGCAAGAACTCTTGATGGTCTTTCACAGAAGTGAGGCTGTTGATAACATCCCAGGTCACTGGTTGCAGTGCTGTGTTCTCTAGTTCAGTGATCTGCTCTTGATAGGTGTCCACTTCTTGCTCCTTGTTTTTTAACTGCGAAGCTAGATTGTCTAGATTAGATCTATGGTTATACGCTTCATTGAGACTTTCGTAGAAAGTATCGGGTCTACCATTAATGTCTCCGATAGATTCTAGTTCTTTATTGATAGCTTTTAGATCTCCGGAAATCTTAGATAGATATGTATCCGAATCTCTGAGATTTTTTTCTGCTGTGTTAATCATTTCGCTGTGTTTGTGATCATGCAGTTCCTGTTCGCAGGCCGGACAGGTATGATTTTCCAGTTGTTCTAGATCTTTGAGATATTTCTTCACTGTTTTTTCAGCCTGCATGATAGCAGTTTCTAAGGTAGCACGTTCCTTGTTCAGACTCTTTATCTTTGCAGCCTGCTCGTCGTAGATTTTTAGTTTCTCATGTTGCCGTATTTCGGCATCGATGTCTACCTTAGACAGTTCTTCCATGACCTTTTTGATTTTTTCGATCTCTGCGATCCGAGTCCTTTGCCAAGCGGACTGCTTTAATCTTAGACTGTTGATGCTTTCCTGTATCTTGTCATTGCTGGCTTTGACAGCATCTATCTTGACGGTTTCTTGAGTGATCTCTTCTTTGGTTAATCTGATCAGTTCTTTGAGAGATTCAGCTTTTTCTGACAGCAGAGTTATGCCTAATAGCTGTTCTATGATCGCTCGTTGATCGTTGGCTTTCATAGACAAGAAGGGTTCTGTGTAAGTGTTCAGAGCTACGATGTGTTTGAACATATCGTGGCTCATCCCTAGCAGCTCGTCGATGTCTTTCTGCGTTTCTCTAGAGTCACCTTGACCGTCGTCTGCGTCCTGAGCATCTTCTAGACATTCTTGATCGTCTATGAAAAACTTTAAGACATTGGGTCTACGTCCCCGCTCGATGCGATATTGTCTACCATTTTTCTCAAACTCAACAGTGACTAACATATTTTTACCATTGATCTTGTTGATCAGATTGTCTCTTTTAATATTGGTCAAAGCCTGCCCGAACAATGCATAGCTCAGAGCATTTACAATAGTAGTTTTACCAGTGCCGTTGCGCGAGCCATTGTCGTCTCCGCCTTGGTCTAGATTTTCTCCTAGGACCAAAGTCAGTTGTTCTTTGTCAAAGTCCACGGCCTGGGTGGTATTGCCCACGCTCATGAAGTTCTTTACGGTTAAATCTCGTATCTTGATCATAGGTTGTTGTATATCGCTAGTAGTATTTTAGGATCATAAGCATCGCTTTGGATGCTAGCCAGCTGGTTGCTCACGATCTGATCCACGCTTTCGAACTGTCGTACATCTATGTCTGTGCTGATTTCTAGATCTTTCTTTTCTGGAATCAGAGTTAATTCTCTGAGACCTGCTTTTTTCATGAACGTTTCTTTGACGAAACTAGCCTCTTCATAGCTGATGTCTATATCTATGCCCACACGGAGGTAGGTCTTGGGAAGGATTAAATGGTCTTCACCGTCTATGAGCTGGCTGAGCTTGACGGTTTTAAATTTCGGAGCATCGTCCCAGACTTTGTACACAGGAGCTCGGTCTCTTTCTAGGATCATCATCCCTCGGTCGTCGTCCCAGGCATCGGCATAGTTATGGGGAAAGGCATTACCTATGTAGACTATATTTTCTTTGGCCTGTCGTTTGTGGAAATGTCCTGAAAAAACATATTCGGGATTTTTAAAATGGTGGGCCTGCAGCTCACCGTGATCAGGCATAGATACCATGGCATTCATCATGAACAACGGCAGCTCAAAGTGACCAAATACATAACGGCTCTTGAGTTTTTCCATCTTTTTCCACTCATCGCCTACCAGCCACGGCACCATGGTAACATCGTCTATGGTCAATATGTCCTGCACGATGGTCACGCCAGGAATGTGTCTGCCCCAGTCCACACTGTGTACATCGCGTTTGTCTTTGTAGTAAAGGTCGTGATTGCCAGGAAAGAAATAGAACTGATCGAAAGCCCGGCCAAGTTTTTCTAGGCTTCGGATGCTACTGACCATAGTCAGCATGTTTAGGCTGTTGCGATTATGGTGCCAGTCGCCTAGGAACATTCCGATCTCACAGCCTTCTTTCTTAGCTTCTGCGATAAACCAATCTACGAAGTCTTCGCAGTCTTGGTTGTGTGTGGCACTGTTAGATTTTAAACCAAAATGGATATCGGTGAACGCTGCAATTTTTTTAAACATCAGTCAGCTTCTCTGTTAAGGTCCTGCTCTCTCTTTAATCCTGCATCGTATTCTGCATTAATAGTGCGAGTGTAACTGGGATTCATGCCGTTCATCTCTAAAATATCATCTCGAATGTTCTGCATCTTTTTCTCGATGTTGATCACACGCACAAACGAATTTGTCACAGCGGCAGTGAAGTAGGCAAAAGGATTGTCTGATTTGCTTTCGTCGAACTGGAGACCGATCTGTGTGAGCTGTAGGATGGCTTGCCCCTTCATTTCGTCGTTGTAGGTATAACCACGGACATTACCACGGGTAGCATACCGCTCGCAGAGTTTGATAAACATGCGGGCTAGGTTATCAGTGATCTGGCCGTGATCTTTAGAGAAACGCCCAGATTTCATAGGACCAACCCAATGGCTTTTACCTACACAGACTAGCTCGTCTTTGTCATTGAATTTCCAATGTTGGAAAGCCGGAAAGTTGACCTTTTCCCTGTGATCTGCCGATGTTTTTGGACTGCGCTTCCTTCCTGGTTCTAGAGGAACGTGATCGTAGGTCATGATCCTAAAGATTAGATCTGTTTTTTCTATCTTTTTATAATCGATCTCAAATTCGGCCTGTTTTACTTTAGGATCCTGCTTTTTTTCTGCTTCGTATAATTCATGGGCCAATCGTTTGGCTCGATTCCTCTTAGCTTCGGCTATAGTCCTGATATTGATTTTTTCTAGACTAGCTAGAATTATGTCGTATCTATGATAATCTGCTTTGGTAAAACTAGAATAACTGCATTTGCTTTTGTGTATCTCTGCTAGTAAATCTCGATTGTTAAGGTAGTTTACTTTTTTCATTTTTTTCCTTTAGATTAATAATAAACTCAGCGGTTTATAATGTCAATAAATATTGACTATAAAGAGGACCAAATCGTATGGTTAGCAAAGTCAATAATTTTCTTACCAAAGCCACGGCGATCGTGACCACAGCTACGGCTGCAGTAGGGGTTGCCAAAGCAGTAGGCAGTGCCATAGGTAAGTTTAGCTCCAGAACCGGAAACTTTCCTGCCGGAGGAGAAGCCGGCCTCCCCAGCGGAAAAGCGGTGGTATCAACGAGATCGATGGGCGAGTTCGATTGGAGAGTCAAATTAAGCCTTCCCCCTACTATGGTAGACAGCGAGCTGTTCGATGTTCTTAGAACTACAGATGGTCTAGTTTTTCCTTATACACCTTTGATAACA